GTTCTTGATCGCTCCATCATCTGTTTATGCTTGGGAGTCACCAACAACACAGCTTCGTGTTAATGTCTTGACATCAGGCGAGATCGAAATCAACCTTTACGGATACTTGGCACTCTATGTTGCTAAGTCAGGTAAGGGTGTTCGCCGCTTCAACTACACAGCACCATAAGAAGCAACTAAGTCGCTCTGAGGGGTAGTAGCCCTCTACCCCTCAGAGTCTTTAGAAAGGATAAGCATGTCACTCGTAACAGTCGCAGAACTCCGTTCAACCCTCGGAGTCGGTACGCTGTACCCTGACGCTACCCTTCAAGAAGTCTGTGATGCTTCAGATGCAGTTCTACTGCCTATGCTCTGGACTAATGTAACTTTCAACATCTCTCACAGCAACACAGCAACAACAGGCACACTTTACTTTCAGGACAAAGTAGAGAAAGTCTTTTATGTGGGTCAGACAGTAACTATTGCTGGCAATGGCTCAAAGCACAATGGATCTAAGACTCTCACTGGAGTAGGCGATTACTCAATCACTTACGCAATTACAGGTAACAACAACACTCCAGCAGTAGAGCATCCAGTCCAACCTTTTGGCACAGTAACAGCAGACACTTATGTAGATTGGTCTGCCGATGCAGCAATTCAGAACGCAGCTTTGATGATCGCTGTTGAAATCTGGCAAGCGCGTACCGCCACCCTTTCAGGCAGTAACGCTGTAGATTTCCAGCCCTCACCTTATCGAATGAGCGCACAGCTACTCGCTAAGGTCAGAGGATTGATAGCACACGCGCTCGCACCTACATCTATGGTGGGGTAATGACCGCACCTATAACCACCCTTCGCACCACACTTGCCACAGCGCTAACAAATGATGGCGTGTGGAATACTTTTGCATTTCCACCTGCGACAGTTTTAGTGAACTCTGTGATCGTGTCTCCAGATGATCCTTATCTGACACCTAACAACAACAGCCAGATTTCTATCAGCCCAATGGCTAACTTCAAGATCATCATGACTGTGCCACTTTTTGACAATGAGGGAAACCTTAACGGCATTGAAGATACTGTCGTTGGTGTGTTCGCCAAGTTAGCGGCATCATCTCTGGTCTATAATGTAAGCGCAATCAGCGCACCTAGTATTCTCAACGCTGCTTCGGGTGACCTACTCAGCTGCGAGATGTCGGTATCAATCCTAACGAGTTGGAGCTAAGCATGACCGAGTGGGAAAAAGAGCAGGAAGCTTTCTTGATCAAGATCGGTCAAGTTAAGCCAGCAACACCTAAGCCAGTAACTAAGAAAGACGAGGAATAACCCATGGCTGTATTTCTAAACAATGGCGTGGTTTTGACAGTCAATGCAGTGGACTTGTCTGACCATGTGACAGCAGTAACAATTAACCGCACATTCGATGAGCTAGAAGTGACAGCAATGGGTGACTCAGGTCACAAGTATGTCAAGGGACTAGAAGCCTCATCAATCACAATCGATTTCCTAAATGACACAGCAACAAGCGAAGTCCTACAGACTCTGCAAGCTGCGTGGGGAACATCTGTAACAGTCACAGTCAAGCAGAACTCAGGTGCGACAGCTGCTACAAATCCTCTTTACACAATGACATGCCTAGTCAACAACACAACCGACATCAATGGTTCAGTTGCAGACCTAAGCACACAGTCAGTCACATGGAATGTGAACGGCACAATCACAATCGCAACAGCGTAATTAACTAAACAAAGGGGCAAACCATGGCAAAACTAAAGATCGTTCGTACAGATGGAAGCGTGTTAGAAGGCGAGATCACTCCAGCAGTGGAGTATGCGTTCGAGCAACACGCTAAAAAGGGCTTCCATAAGGCGTTCCGCGATGAAGAAAAGCAAAGCGATGTCTATTGGTTAGCATGGGAAGTAACACGCAGAGCGGGTGAATCTGTTAAGCCTTTCGGGATGGAGTTTATCGAGACACTTAAGAGTGTTGAGGTTTTAGACTCTGACCCTTTAGCTTAAAGCGCGATCTTCCATTCACCTACCTAATTGCTAGGCTAAGCATTAGGTTGGGAATCGCGCCACAGCAGTTATTAGAGTTAGACAAGAACATGCTCGATGCACTTGTGCAAGGGCTCAAAGACGAAGCGAAGGAGACTAGCGATGCCAACAGAAGTCGTAGGCGCGGTCGATCTTCGTAAAGCCCTTAGAAACTATGCACCAGATCTAGCCAAAGAATTAACCAAGGAACTAGGTCACATCCTAAAGCCAGTGGTTAATGAAGCTAGATCTTATGTGCCTATCGCTTCACCGATGTCAGGATGGCGCAAGCGCGAGACATCTAGAGGTGCAAGATTTCCTAAGTATGATGCTTTAGAGATCCGTAAGGGCATCATCTATAAGACGACACCTTCCAAGCCTAATGCTGCTGGTTTCGTCAATACTATTCGCATTCAGAATAAATCCATGATTGGTGCGATCTATGAGACTGCTGGTCGCAAGAATGGGCAGGGTCAGGATTGGGTCGGTCCTAAAGCTGGTGGAGCATCTAAAGGCGTATCTCGATCTAATAATCCTTATGCTGGCAATCAGTTTATTTCTAATCTTGGTCAGCTCTACGGATCAAACCGTAGAGGCGATCATCGCATGATGGGTCGCTTAATTTTTAGAGCATGGGATAAGACCCAAGGTCGAGCCAATGCTGCAGTCTTTAAGTCTATTGAAAACACCACAGCCAAGTTCAACCGTCGCACAGCAATGGTTGATGTAAGGAGAGCCGCATGAGTAATGTAGCCATTAACATTGCCGCGGAGTTCAAGGGCAAGAAGGCATTTAAGGAAGCTGAAACAGCGACCGACAAACTCAACAAACAGGTTAAAGGTCTCGCTAAGAGCTTACTTGCTGTCTATAGCGCACAGAAACTTTATTCTTATGCGAAATCATCTGTTAAGGCTTTTGCTGAAGATGAGAAGGCAGCAGCCTCACTAGGTCAAACCCTTAAGAACCTTGGTTTGGCTTACGGCTCAAATGTAGGCACAGTAAATGGGTTCATCTCTCGCCTTGAAATGCAGACAGGTGTGCTTGATGACGAGCTACGCCCTGCAATGGATCGCTTACTTCGTGCAACAGGCGATGTCACTAAATCGCAGGAATTACTAGGCTTAGCGTTAGACATTAGTGCGGGCACAGGTAAGAGTTTAACTCAGGTGTCACAAAGCTTGCAGAAGGCTTACCTGGGGCAGACTCAGGCACTTGGTCGCTTGGGTGTTGGTCTATCTAAAGCAGAATTAGAGTCATCATCTTTTGCAACTATCCAAGAACGCCTTAATGTCCTATTTGCTGGACAAGCTGCAACAGCAGCAGACACCTATGCAGGTTCACTTGCTCGCCTGACTGTCGCTGGCAACAATGCTAAAGAGACCATCGGTAAGGGTCTAGTCGATGCGTTCGTCACTATTACTAATTCTAAATCTGTAGATGGTTTAATTACCAAGATTGATTCAGCGGCAAACTCCATTGCTAACTTTGTGCGCGAAACTGCCAAGTTCATCCAGATTACAAAGGACATCTTCAAGTTAGATTTATTCGCTAAAGACCCGAACGCCTTTAAGGGCATGGGTAACATCTCTATGACGGTTTCCTCTCAGGATACTCAACGAGCAGATGCGGCTGCTAAGAAAAACCAAGCACAGATTACAAAGCTCACAAAAGAGCAAGCAGCGGCACAGGCTAAAATTGTTAAAGATAAGAGATTAAGTGCTGCTATCGATAAGGCTAACCTTGCTCTTAATAAGGGCAGCGAAGTCTTTGACATGGACAAGATCCAGATTGCAGCGGCTTTAACTAGCCAAGCAGAGCAATTAGGTAAGGCAACAAGCGCAGCACAAATCTTGCAGATTGCTAACGATACTGCTCGCCTTAATGTCAAGCGTTCAATTCTTGCCTTGGAAGATGCTATCGCTGCCAAGGACGAGCAAGCGATTATTGCTGCTACTGCAAAACTCAATGCAGACCTTAAGGTGCTTGGTGCTTTGACTGGTCAGAACATCCAGATGGCAGCAATTAAATCCACTCTCGAAAGCCTTAAGCCTAAAGAGTTAATCGATCAGAACAACCTTGATGAAGCTTTACGCAAGATCCGTGAGATGCTTGCAGAGTTAGGCATGATGGGCAAATACGGCAACAAGCAGACTCCACCAAATCCTTACGATGGTACTTGGCAAGGTAAGGGCGGAGTTGCGGCATCTGGAATCCCTGTGGGTGACTTCATTGCTCCTATTTCTACAACAGGCGGATCAATAGCAGCTATTACTGAGTATGCAGATGCGGCAGCAGCTCGCGCTAATGCTTTTGCTTTGTTGATGGAACAGCAAAACTATGCCGACATGCTGAGCCTAATTGATTATCAAAAAACATTGGGCGACCTTGGCGGTTACAGCCCTAGCATGAACTCAGGTGCAGGGTATGGGGCTTCGGGCAACACAATCATTGTGAACACAGGCGTGGGAGATCCTAACGCTATCGCTGAGGCTATTGATCAAA